GGATACTCCAAGTTAGGTCTAATTTGTTACACACTATATCTAGGTTGTCTTTTGCAAATCCTATATTTTGATAACCGTTTTCATAAATAAGATCGTCAGTATCGTCAAAAAAACCAATACTAACCCCCATTTTATCAGCGATTTGTTGTAAAACAAGCCGAGCTGGCGTTTTCTCACCGTACGAGACAGGAAAACGGACTTGATTAAGATATCTTTCTCCATCTCCACATTCGAACGTGGATACAATGTCTGGGTAATCATATCTATGGGAAACTCTTGTTGTGTCACCTTTGTATAGTAACTGCACACCTGATTCTTCTTTGTATCCTGCTGAAATTTCAATCGAATCCCCAAAATCATTTAATTTAGCACGTTTTTTGCTACTTATGTTCCATACTTGGATGTTTGCTTTGTTTGTTGACCAAGAGGTTGTTTTGTTTACCTGAAAGGATATTCTTAAATTTTTCAAACTCAAGTTTCCAATCACTTTTTGAGTTTCTTTATTTCTCAAAAGAATAAATAATTCTGCTTCTCTGTCAAATTTTGTCATATCTCGCCTTCCGAGTAAAATACGAGATCATTAGTTAAACCCATGTCATTTCTTTGAATTTTTTCAAAACCACCAATAATATTTTGGCATATAATGTCTCCTTTTGGCATCCCAGCCTGCACAAGCTGTTCTGTCAAATTGAATTGGGTGACTATCTTTATCCCCAACGCTACAGGCTCCTCATCTTGATTAAAGATGTTCATTGACCAATATTCATTCAAAGCGTTCCATTTAAAACTTAGGATAAAAGTTTCATCATTCAACTCAATTTGCTGTCTCCATTGAGTATTTTGTTTGAAAGGGATAATTTCCATTATGCAACCCCCTGAATAAGTGCGAGACTTTCATTTACACGAACTAAAACGTCTGATGGAATGGGTTGAAGACTTTGTATTCCTACATCGGTTCCTGATGTAGCTTGGTCTTTTAATGAATTTTGAGGATCCTGTTGAATGAAAGGAATATCAGAACCACTGTTTACGATTTCTTCTGGAATCTCACTTTGAACCCCACCAAAGATGTTATCCTCATTTAATTCCAACCTTACTGAGGTATCCAAAATTACTTGCTTCAACTCAATACTAAATGTGAGGCTTTGACCTGTTCTAATATCTCTTGGGACATCGAGGTTTGTGATTGCCATTCTCGGATATTTTTTTAGCCCAGTGACAACTGTAATAATTTCCCTTTTTTGATGAATTTCAACAAGTCTATTAAAAGCATCTATAGAACGATTAAAAAAAGTAAGAATTGCTAAAGGCGTGTCTGTCACAATTCCTTCAAGCACAACAACAGCAGGTTCATTGATGATATGATCGCTCAGAATTGAACCTTCTTCAATCGGGTAATTTGTTACTCTTGAAGTAAAAGAATGTACTTCCCTTAAAGTCACATCAAGCTCAACACCTCCAACATTTCCTTTGTTGTACTTTTTTCCAAATAACAAAGATAAAGCCATCTACTGCTCCGAAATTGGGAAGTCATTACCAATCACTTCCATCGTGTTTCTAAAATGAACATCATAAGATTCTTGTGCCGCTTGTTCAATAAATTGTCTTTGAGATTCTTCGGTTCCAGGAGGTACTGTGATATTAATGTCATTATTAACCACAACCTCTTTGCTTGGAAAGGTTGGAGGTTGTAAAGCAGGCAACCCAAATCTGTCTAGACTCGAATTAATAAAGTCTGTGAAAGCCTGCCCCGATCTTTTGATGTCATTGCTGATAAACTCTAAAAATCCTTCTTGCTTGACTTCATCAATTGCTTTGTCAAAGTTTTCTAGGATTTTCCCTGTTAACTCAAAAAGCGGTGGGAGTATCTTGAGTGAAAGGTTTGTGACAGTAGTAGATAGCTTTTGCAAAGCCGAATCATACCTTTTAGCTGAATCGATAGCTTTATCGAAATCTTCTCCTGCTTCTTCATACTTTGATAATAACTCATCAACTAGTTCTAAATTTTTTGATAAATCTGCAAAAGCTGTGGTACCAAAAACCTGTTGCGAAAGTAGAAGTCTATTTTGTTCATTTTCTACTTTTGACAAGCTATCTAGAATTTCTCTTACTAATTCCAAGGTCGGCTTTAACTTTCCTTGGTCATCCCTAATCTCTATTCCACCTTCCCTGGCTATTCTTTCAAGGTCACCAAAACCAAGTTTAGCCTGCTGGATAAGATTATTTACAGATTCCATTCCTTTGATAAATTCTTCTGGCTTTACTTGAAAATTTTGTGCTGTTTTTTGGAAGGCTACAAATTGTTTTGTAGTAACGCCGAGGCTTCTGGCTAAACGATCAGTGTCTATGATGTTTTCAGCAACAACATTCATTGATTTTATAAAACCTGCCACGAAGGCAGTTGCTGCAGAAGTGGCAATCAAGAATTGTGTTTTGAAACTCTTGATTGTTCTGTTGAAATTTTCTACTCCCCTTCTGTCAACATCGAAGGAAAGCTTAGTAACTAACTGTCTGACGACTGCCATTTTATTTCCTTTTCTGAGAGTGCAAATATTGAAGGTCGTCTCTCATATCCAGCAACGCCAAAGCTCTCATTACATCGTCAAGACTCCAAGAAGATTCAATTTCTTGCAAGGTGGCCAATTGCGCAAATACGACTCTCCAAACAGGCAACTCATTTTTTATCTCTTGGCTGAGGTTTTTTTCATGCTTTTCTTCTGCGGTACTGGCTCCTGTTCTTGCCACAGGGTTCCAATACCGCTCTCCCCAAAAAAAGACCCGAAATTCACCTCCAACACTGCCCAAATTACTTTGAATAGAGTAAAGAGGTCACCAGCAAACTCGAAATCAATGACAGATTCTGTAAGCTCAACGCCTTCTTTTCTAACGTTGCTTAGCAATTCAACAATAAGAGAATCAAAAGTGGAATCGTCTAGCTGTAAAGCCAGATTTGTCATCGCACTGACAGCCTCTTTTTTAGAAAACCCAAGACCTGAAATAGGTTCATCGCTACTAGGAAGGAATATTTCTGCCAAAGAAGAACCGAAAATCTTCATAAGTTTCGCTTTCATCCTCAAAGCTCTTCTTGCTGTCATCTGTGTTATCGAGTATTTTTTTCCATCTATCGTTTTCTCTATCGTCTCAATCATTTTTTGCTCAGTCTATGTTTCAATATTTAACAATTTTATTTGTTTTACCAATTTCTACCAATCTTTACCAAATTAGTAGATGGTTCCTGTCTCCGCAACCATAAAGCGAGGATCGTTTTACTTTGGAAATCAACCGCCACAGTATTATTTTGAGTCCAGTGCTTCCTCGGACTTTCAATTTCCAGAAGGTAGGAAATTATTAAGCATTTTCGGCATTGCTACCAACAAACATATCCACATCAACTAAATCTAAAACCCATTCTCTATTTGAAATTTCCTTAGCAAATTCAGAAGAAGGATATTTTTGCACCCAACCTGTTGCCGAGAAAAAGAGAGAATTTCCGCTTAAATCTTTGATAAGGATTGGTACTACACCACTATTCGAAAGCTCGTCAAGTGCCGCAAAACCACTCAAAACATCATTGCTAGGAGAGCTTTGTTTTAGTGTTAGGGTCATAGAGCCACTTCTGTTGTTAGATTTGACTCTTGTTGAAGTGCCATCAGCACCAGTTACTTTCGTGAAAGCATTTTCGTCTCTGTCAACAACTAAAAAAGTCCCGTCGGCAAAACCGCTCATAGGAACCCCACCAATCGTGATGACTACAGACTTAGGGTCGTATGTTCTTACAGCCATTTAATTCTCCTTGTAAATCCGCTTTACATGTAAATCCGCTTTACATCATCAAACTGAAACGGTTCCATTAATATCTACAGCGTGTATCGCTCCTGCCAATGTAGCAGTGAAGGTCACATCTCTTAAAATCCTTGCTGCCTTATCTGCTGGAGGAACAGCAGAAGCCCTTGGAACGGTTACGGTGTATTCTGGGTCATCAGCAATGAAGCTGTTGCTAACTCCAAGATCTAATGCTCTTCTCACTTCTGCTTCAACAGCAGTAATACCAGCATTTGTGTATGGAACTTT